TATAATGGGCAGAAGATCAAGCTCCAGTTCAAATATTTTATCACAATTTTCCTTTTTAAGCTTTCGGCTTAAAACGTCCCACAACCGTAATGTGAGACGTGCGTCCGTTTCAGCGTACAAAGCTACCCGTGACGCTGGAAGTTTCCACATATCTTTTTTTGCGTCTACACCATGCTGACCTGCTGCCCGTTTAAGATCCTCCTCTTGCTTACGTTCTCCCAGATAGGTCCCTCCAAGGGCGTTCAAGGAATAACTGAATCTATTCTCATCGAGCAGCGGTGCGGCAATCATGGTGTCGAGTATTTGTCCTTTAATTTCAATACCTTTCGTTAACAACCACCCCACATCGTACTGGGCGTTATGAAAAACCACAGACATTTTGTGGTTTAATTGATCCTGTAGCCAACCGCATACCGTCCGCTTTGACATGTTATCGCCGCCCTCATGGGCAATGGGAAGGTAGGCGTTCCACTGGGAGGACGCTACGGCGATCCCGATTAATTGACCATCGTCCCTTGACCACCCTGGTCCTTTGGTAATGAGGTTAGGGTCGCGGGTTTCCACGTCTATTGCTATTATTTTTTCCTGGGATAAATCAGGTAGTGTCTCTGGAGGTGTCCAGACTGACTCGTCAAAGAGGTCTTCTTTCATCCGCGATTCTCATCGTAATGAGAAATGAGATCCCCCCAAATTCCAGTATAAGCCGCTGCATCTGCAAGGTCATCGTCGTTTTTGCCACCTACTTCCTGCCTGGCCACTTTAAGAAGAACCATACAGAAAGCTACCTGTTCTGGGGTAACAATGGTTTCAAGATATGTGGACCACAGAATGGATATCCTTTCATGTAGTTCGACATAATCTCCGTGTTGGGCGCCCCGTTCTCCTGAAACAAGAATTTGAGCTTTTTCCAGATTTTTTGATGGTATTTTCATAACTCGTAATACAACTCGCTGTTAGGTTCCATGATATGGAGGGATTGTTTAGCCCTCGTAACTGCCACATAAAAAACCCTATGCTCTATGGAAGGGTTTTGGAGGTACGTTTTATAAGCTGCGTAGGATAGTTCCGGTATCACCAGAACATTATCACATTCACCCCCTTTCATGGAGTGAATGGTACTGACTTTAATTCTTGGATGTTTGACATTGTCCCCCCGTCTTAAAGCGTTAAGTATATAGTTCTTGGTATCAATATCAATCTTGGTCAATGCTTCATGCCACCGGATACCTAGTTTCCACCTTAAACCAAAACGATCAGCCGCCATATTAATATCAATAAGTTCTTCCTGATTTGAATCAAGGAAGGTACGACAACGAGGACCAAATCCTTTCACATAATCCTCCCCGGAAGTCATCTGCATGTACACACTTCTGAGTTCAGCAATTGAAATCTGATCTCCTTTTGCCAGTTTCTCCCAGGAAATGATGGCGTCATATATTCTGGAATCAATGCTGGGACGGCCATGACGACTGTAGACCCACCCTTCTTCTCTTAGTTTGTTGGCGTATTTTGTAGCAATATAATTTGTCCTCGCAAGAATGCACCATTCTCCCTCATCAAAAGGAACATCCCAAAAGTTCTGGTAATAATGAACCGAACCCTCTTCGTCTCGAGGAGACCACTGTTTGGGTGCTCTTCCCTCAATACGGGACACAATACGCTGTGCTTCCTCCCACACTCTACGAGGGAGTCTATAAGACTGAGTCAAAACATGCTTCTTGTCTGTAGCCGTTAAGAAAGCGTTAACGTCTGCACCCTGGAAATTCATAATGGCTTGGTCATCATCGCCAGTAAAAACCTGAACTTCAGGAGTGAGACGGAGTACATCAATCATCTCCCACTGAAGGGTAGATAAATCCTGCGCCTCATCCACAAACAAGGCATCTATATCAAGTGCCTCTCCCCTTGCTACAAAATTTTCAATCATATCAGTGAAATCGATTTTCCGGCGTACCTTCTTGTAATTTAGATACGCATCTATCAGACGGTTTAATTCAGACCAGTACAAGTCATAGTTTTCCGACTGCCGGTAACTTTCTTCCAGCGAAATACGAAGGCTACGGGAGAGCTGATATATGTTTAAATATACATCCCCTTGGGAAAACCCAAGGATATCAAAATCACTTTCAAGACCATTTTTCTTTGATTCCGTAAAAAGAAGCCCTACTGACTTCCCCAAGGTTTTTAAATCTGAGCCACGCATAACATTGTCAACCTTATATCCTCCACTGCGAAAAGCCATGGCGTGAAGCGTCTGGAAATGAGGAAGACTGTCTTCTTCAAGACCCCAGTCCTTGCATACTCGTTCACGGCTTTCTTGTGCTGCCTTACGTGTGAAGGAGACACAGGCAATTCTTTCAGGAGGGATGTTGTCCTCTAGGCAGTTGCGTATGAGGTTGGAAAGGTTTTGGGTTTTGCCGGTTCCCGGTGGCCCCAGATAAGTTATGGGGTCTGTCAAAACGGGACTTCCTCTTCCTCAAAGGTCACTGGTGGTAGATCCACTTCCCCCTTGTCCATTTCCGGGACGTACCATACCCGAACTTCTTTCCACTTATCCTTGTTATCTTTAAAACGATATCTCTTATTGGACATATCACCGTTGTTAAGTTCCTTTAGTCTTTCCGTTACCTGACCACGGGTATAGGCACCAAAGTTGTGGCGCTTCAGAAATTCCTGGAGACCACTAAGCTTGAAGTAGGTTACGCCTTCATCAGTCCAGGGTTTGCCTGTGAGAAGTTCTTCCGGGCTTTGTGCCTTGATCCTCGAAGTACAGTACATCTCAAGGAGTTCGTTGAACTGTCCCTTGTGAGTGAGTTCTTCCGGCACCGAAATACGTGTAGCCGTTTCCAGTAGCTTGTCTATCAGGTCACGCCAGTCAGGCTCTTTCATTTTAGGAGGCATCTTGTACATCTGTTCCATACACGCCCTCTGAAATTCCACCTGCATCTGCAATTGTTTGGTTGCAAGTTCCAGACGAGAACCGTCCACATCCACAAACCAGACAGGAGGTTCAGATTCCACCACGGTTAATCCGCCAAGAGTAGCCGCCCCTTGGCTGGTGCTAATGCCATACTTGCGTGTTCTGCATAAGGCACGGTTACAATGACTGTGCAAAGGTTCCTGCTTACATGAGTAGATATAATCTTTCTTCTCCAACTGCTTTTGGATGGTTACTATTTCCGAAGCTGGTAAAGGAGGACTGCAATAGTCCTGATTGGCTTTCTCCAACAACTGTTTCCACTTGGACGGATCAACCATTTTGAAATAGACCCCTACATTTAGTAAGGTATTATTCCTTCCCCCTTCTGGTATCCCGAACTCTGCTATTTGCTGAAGACATGGGGGGCCGTGCGGAAGGACGGAAGCATCTACTCCGATGACGCATTCTTTCAATGTTTTGAAATCAAGCCGCATACTTTCTGCGCGATCAAGGAACTCTTCAAGGGAAAGACTTTCCCCCTTCTTATCAAGACCGTACCGTGTCGTATGCTTTGAATTAAAATAAGGGAGATTTATAAAATTTCCGACATCCCCACGTTCTACTATTACTTCTTCCTGTTTAGGAAAAATCTCACAAGTCCCCCAGCCTAACGCTGATGCGAACTCTGCAAGTTTGTCACGGATTTCAGATGCCGCAACGCTCTCAGACATGAACAGGAATAAGTGGGCGCCCCCCGATTTGGATCTGCAAAGAACCAAAGGAAGCTTTAAATTTTCTACCTTCTTATATAAAGAGACAAGGTCGAGATTGTAATCGTCAATGTCCAATGCCCCAAACCAACAGCAATTGGTTTCATCGATGGGGATGCTGCCAACTCCCAGTTTACCGTCCAGATGATCTTGGACCAGATCAAGTGTCAACGGTTCACGGACAATGAAGCTCTTGGCTTTTTTCTTACCCTCACGGTGATTATCAATAACCGTGGTTTGGCCATGTGCTCCATTATACCCTTTAAAAAGGGATATAAATCGTTCAGTCGGATTCATAGAAGACTGCCCCCGCCTTTCAACGGGGGCTTCCCTTAATTAAAATGGAACGTCTTCAGCCGACTGATCCGTAATAGGGACTAACTCTTCGGGTGGGAGAAGGATGTTCAATGCAGCAGGGTTCCATTCCTTCGCCTCAGTATAAGCTTCCATGCTTGGCACCACTCCCTCAAGGGAAATTGACCAGGAATTCCACTTCCCTTTATCGTTGCCGTCCGGGACTGTTTTAAGACGGTACGTGTTGGCATAAGACGGAAGTGTTTTTCCATTCAGCTTTTGCATCATCATCATCGAAAGCCACATCCGGGACTTCTTCACTTGGGTCTTTTTCATGTCCACAATGGCACTTTCCAAGGTGCCGTCATCATGAATAATCTTGATGTAGTGTTGAGCGGTGCGGACAAGCTCGTTACCACTGTCCAGAATTTCAAGTCCGGTGGATTGATCTCTCACAGCCTGTTTTACTTCATTAGATTCGATTGCGAGTTCCCCCACAAACCCACCACCGTCCACTCTGGGAACAAATTCCAGAAACTTCATTTGAAAGTAGACCGGAATAACACTCACCCCTTCCTCACCATCCCAAAATCTCTGGGTCACAGTATTGAAGACATCGCCCACTGAGGCGCCCTCAATAAAGTCCGGTTCATTTTTGTTAATTTGGGGGGAAAGGGACTGAATTATCCTCAGAAAAGGAACCTGCATATCTGAGGTGGATACTTCTTCAAAACCCTTACCGGAATCTTCGGCAAAGGCGTTCTCTAGTTCAGCGGATAATCCGCCATTCGTTTTCTTAGCCATCGTTCATGCTCCTTTTATCTTGGCTTTTTGTCCAATGTGCGCATTAAAAATCTCAAGATCAATTTCCTGACGGTTCTCCACACGCTCCCGAATAAGCTTCTTCAGCGTCATGGGTTCCACCCAAGTCTTGGCACTCGTATCAAAACCCTTTTCTTCAAGATCCTGTTGCATTGACTTAGCGCGATTGTCTTCAGTGACACCAAATGAAACGCTAATTTCATTCTTTATAAAATCAGAGGCGCCGATATCACGCAAATGAGAAAAAGCTACATCTCTCTGTAAAGGGTCTTTAGGCAACGTGCCAAAAACAAAAGTTGAAAGGCTAACAGAATGCCCATCGACTTCTACCTTGTCCATTCCAACTTCCTGCATCTTTGCAGGGATTAGTTCGAACAGATAACGATCCACTTGCTTTTTTAAAGTCTTTGCTGCTTCTTCTGCTTGGGTAAAAGCTTTCTCCGTAGACAACGCTTGTCTAATAAGATCAGATAGTTCTCCACCGGCTTCAGTAGTAAGACCTTCAAAAGCACTTGCATCAGCTTTAATGCTCTCTAAAACATCTTCGTTCATATTAACGTATCTCCTCGTCAGGTTTAAAGTTCTTCAATGCCGCCACGGACACTTACCCGCACAGGATAATAAGTCTTCTCCATCTTATCCCACTTGAGTACGTTAACTCGTCCTTGGTTAGCATTTGCGGCCACCGCGAATGCGATACCGATTATGACTGGGTCTCCCATCGCCAATAACCAATCATCATCACAAAACCCCTTGAGCTTTCGCCTGAGAAGCGAAACAACTCGTCCGGGGTTCATATGAATCTGATCGAAAGGAGAGGCGAGAGGAACAAGATCACCCCATTGATTTGCCGATACGATATCGACCTTGGGATTTTCCTGTGTAACGTACACAGTCATTAAGTTCTCCTTTCTATCTGGATGCTGTCTAAAGCAGCAATCCAGTTAATAAAATTTTCTTCCCTAAACTTCGGGTTAGTAAAGGGACCCCAGATGAAAAGGACTAGAAAACATCCAGGGTCCCTTTATTTTGCGCCTCTTACCGCACTTAACCCAATCAAATGACCATAGGAGAACGCAAGGTCTTCGTAGTTCTTGATAACTGCTGATACAGCATCCAGTTATAAACTCCCTGCCAAACTTCGGGTTAGTAAAGGGACCCCAGATGAAGAAGATTCCAGAAAAAACATCTAGGGTCTCTTTACCGCGCAGTTTAAGGGTCCTAACTCAAAAGTGCGCTACTTAACCCATAGTTGAAGTATTGAATAATATAGCAGCTTATTTCGGTATTGCAAATATAAAATCATGGTACTATACTCCCATCATTCATGGATTACACATTCAAGACACCCCCCTACGAGCACCAGGCTACTGTCCTGGCTACATCTTGGAGTCAGACCAATTGGGCATGGCTCATGGAAATGGGAACCGGAAAATCCAAGGTTTGCATAGATAATGCCGCCATGCTTTTTGAAAAGAAAGAGATCAACACGCTTATTGTAATTGCTCCAAAAGGTGTTTACCGCAATTGGGCGAACCTTGAAATTCCGGCGCATCTCCCTGACAGAATTGATGCCAATACCGTTGTCTGGAACCCCGCCAATACCAAAGCCAACAAAGAAACTCTTATAAATTTTCTGGAATCTTCAGGGGGTCTCAAAATCTTTCTTATGAACGTCGAAGCCTTGTCTACTTCTAAAGGGAAAAAATATTTGGAGGCTCTTCTTCAACGCTCCACCTCCCTTTTAGCAGTAGACGAATCAACTACTATCAAGAGTCCAAAGGCCAAGCGAACCAAGACGCTTATAAAGCTGGGGTCACTCGCCAAATATCGGCGCATCCTCACAGGGTTTCCTGTGACGCAATCACCTCTGGATTTGTGGGCGCAGTGCAGGTTTATGGACAAGACATTATTGGGGGATTGCGGGGACAACTTTTTCCAGTTCCAGTATCGCTACGCCATCATGAAAAAAAGTAGCGTAGGCACCCATACTTTTAATCGTGTTGTAGGTTATCGAGATCTCGAGAGATTATCAGAACTTCTGAAAAAGTTCTCCTCCCGCATAACAAAAGATGAATGCCTGGATTTGCCTGAGAAAGTTTATGTTCAAAGAAGTATTCCACTTACCCCAGATCAATCCAGAATTTATAATGAACTAAAGGAGTTTGCATTAGCCAATCTGGATAATGGGGAATTTATGACGGCTCCTAATGTCATGACCCAATTGTTGAGAATGCAACAAGTTCTGTCAGGCCATACCAAAACCGATTATGGCGAACTGGTGGAAATAAAAGACAATCGGCTGGATGAACTCCTCTCCTGTCTTGATGAGATGGAAGGTAAGACCATCATCTGGGCGCGGTTCCGTTATGACGTGAAACGCATTACAAAAGCGTTGCTTGAAAAATACGGCGATGGAAAAGCGGTTGATTACTTTGGTGACACTTCCGATGATGATCGTGTTGAAGCCGTTAATAGATTTCAAAACGGAGACGCTCTCTTCTTTGTGGGCAACCCTCAGACGGGAGGGTACGGGTTAACACTGACCGCTGCCCAGAATGTAATTTACTTTTCAAACAGTTTCGATCTCGCTGTGCGGATGCAGAGCGAAGACCGGGCGCACCGCATAGGCCAACGGAACACTGTTACTTATGTGGATTTAATTGCGGAAGGGACTATTGACGAAAAGATAGTCAAGTCTCTCCGTGCCAAACTCAACATCGCCAGTCAGGTAATGGGCGAAGAATTTAAGGAGTGGTTAAGATGACAAAATGGCATCGCGTATCTAACAACATAATATTTGGACCTTGGGCGCATTCTACTAACGGACAATACCTTATTTCAAAGGTTCCTGTGACCCAAGCCAAGGGTAATTGGGTCTATGCTGAAGATGAACACGGGGTGGATATGTCAACGAAAGTGGATAGCCCACCTTCCCATATTTATTCAGTCACTAAATACAGTGATTCGGTTGTACCCCCTTACAAATATTGCTCGAATAACGACCCTGATAAAATTGAGGAATATAGAAAAAAAATGAGACTTCCTGAAGGAGTTCTGCCGTTGTCAGGCGGTCACTCTGAATGGAGATGCTTATCCCACGCAAAACGATCAGTTGGAGAATAATATGTCTGTTACAAAAGTAGAATTACAATATCCTATCTTCGCAACTTTAGATGAATGGGAAATACAGAGAGCGGATGTGATTGGTCGCGCTCGTACATTTGAATCCAGGCGCCAAGGTTTCGCCCCAACCTCTGAAAACAATACCCAAAAGTATGATCCTGAAGCACAGAATTTTAAG